CACCGTTGATGGTCACTACGTTGACCGTGACATTGCCACCGCCATTGAACTCACGCAGACGCACGTTTACACCGTCAGAAATAATCAAACCACCAGTGTTGGCAGCATAGACGTTAGCAAACGCGTTGCCGTTGGAGTTGTTGTTTACCTGAATGACTACGTTAGCAGTCGGGTAAACATAGTACGTTCCAGCGGTAACAACCGTAGACGAAGAGTTAGCAACGGCGATAGTGCTTGCTTGAAAGTAAGCACCATCAGAGTTGGCATTGGCACCAGCAACGAGGATTTTATTAATCGCTAAAGACATGATTTATCCTCCTTACAGGCTGAGAGAGTTATAGCCCGTAATCTTCGTCATGGCTTTCGGCTTAGTATTGACGAGTTCAGCAATCATCAACACAGCACCGACATAGCCAACTTGGAAGTTGGGCAGGGTGGACTCAAACCCAGTGAACGCAAACGAAGCCTGCTCATGGATATACATGGACAGATAGTTCGTGTTCAGCAGATAGAGCGTACCTTCTGGGCAATACGGATCAGGATAGATCGGTACACCAGCAACCATCAGGGCGCGGAATGCAGCCTGGGGGCCATTAGCATCACCATCAAATCCAGAACCCGGAGTAATCATGTAGTTTTCTTGGCCTACATAGTCTTGGGCCAGGAGCGTCCATGTACCGAATCCGCAGACACCGAAGGTCGGAACTTCAGCACCGTTCTTCACCGTGCCAGAAATGTACTGGAGTACGTTCTGACGGGTGGGGTTGACGGAGCCAGCAGCGTACTGCTTGGACTTCCACCAAGTGTTAGTAGAACGGTTGATGTTTCCGTAGGTTGCAGTACCCGTACCATCATCCACGGCAGCAGGCAGTCCGATGAACTGTTGCTGGTTCGAGGTGTTGGTGTAGAGGGCTGTAGCCATCGAATCCATCATCACGTTGGTCGCATCGTTCATGCGAGCCTCGATCAGGGGGATAATGGCGTAGTCCTGCTGCACTGCACCTTCCATGCCGAGGAAGGGAACCGGGGAGATCAGGAGCTTGAGGTTGAACTCAGCCTGATATGCACCCTGTTGCACAGAGGGTTGAGCAAACGAACCCGAGTAGTCAGACCACTGGGCGTTTACGAATTGGGAACCTTGGACGGGAACCGTTACTGAAGACACACCGCCAGAAGCGGTTTGGCTGTTAGCAATCAGTGCCGCCATCAAGGGCGTCGAGTTATAGATTTGTACGACCAACTTCGGGATAAATGCCCTACGAGTTACATAAGTAAGCTCGTTGTACTGGTTAGTACCCGAAGCCGGAAGAATGCCGCCACCTATAGGCATAAGTACCTCCGAAGTGTGTTAATAAGCCCCTGTTTCACTACAGTCCAATCGGTCTTGGATTCTTGCGAAGTTCAGCCAAAGCCGCCGCAGCGTTTTCACGCGCTGCACCTACTGGATTCTTCATATAGCCTTGGATATCCATCCGTGACATCACGGGTTGGGGGAATCCAGAGCTAGTTGGAGCCGCCGTTTCCTTCATCCACTTCCAATAATCGGCAGCGGTTTCATGGTTGGCAATGCCTTTTTCGGTCATGATCTTCTCAATCTCCTTGATGTCCTCATCAGATTGGACTTTGCCCATCTCTTTGAGAGCATTACGGCGCTTGGAAAGCTCATCTTTGACTTCTTTTTGCCGAAGTTTGGCTTCTAGCTCCATTACGCGCTTCTCAGCAGCAGAAACGCGCTCATTTGTTGCTTCCTCAATCTCAATCTCAGGCACTGGCAGGTCTGGATGCACCTTTTTAGTCAGACGCAAGAACTCTTTACGAGTAGCAGGGTCTTCAGAAAGACGTTTGGAGAGAGCTGCAAGCTCTGAGATTGCTTCTGGTGAGTAGTTTTCTAAGCTCATAATTAGCCCCTTTTATGACTTAGATTACTTTTTTGGTGTCACCAGGCTTGCTCAGATTCATTTTGTTCCGAGGGCCGGTTTTAGAAGCGTTATCGAGGCCACCCATAACCGCAAAGCGGGGGGTGTTTACGATTTGACCATTTTGCTGCGAGTTGTCCGTAGGACGGCGAGGTTGCAGCGCACCTTTGGGTTTGAAAAGCTCCATGATTTCTCCTAGATGGGAAGTGGGGGTGCGGTTGTACCCGCGATAGGCGCTTGCATAACAGACCTCTGTCCCGGTGTAGCGCCACCAGCCTGCGGCAGAGTTTGAATAAGATTGATGATCTCAGCAGGCATAAGCTCACGGGTCTTAGACTCGCGCTCACCAAACTGATTTGTGATCTCTGTGACTACCCGCTCCAATGCTTTGCCTTCTTTGGACTCCATGCCAAAGACACCAAGCGCCTGTTGGAGCATATCTAGGGCCATCATAATGTTGAGCCGTGCCTGCTCTTGATTGCCGTTCTGCGGTTCAGGAGTGGACATAGGACTAGCCATTGGAGCAGTCATTGCATCCTGCTCTGCTGGAGGCGGGGTCATGGGTTGGGCAGCACCGCCTTGGTCTGCCTTAATCATGTCCATCATGTCTTTTGAGCCAATCGCCATTGTTTACTCCTATCTTTGGCAACGGTAAATATAAAGAATCTATTGTGTCAACACAAAAAAGGGGCAAAATGTCATGCCCCGTTGATTTATGTGCGCTTTGTGCGGCGCGGAGTGACACGTTTCATCGGCATTGTGGGCTGTTTGTACATAATTAACTCCGTTTCATAGAGCGTGACTGATTGGTGCGTAGGGTAGCACCTCTGGGCTGGCTTCGGATATACGACATAGAAGCCGGTTTATTCATATCTGACACTTCCCGGCTAGATGCACGGGGCTGATCTCCAGTTTTGAGCATGGAGCCAGAGTTCATAGCGCCTGAATTTTGGTTCATTGGACGGCCCTCAATGGTGGTTGAGCATTAACGGGAGCCTCTTGTCCACCAGGGGCGGGCGCTTGAGGCGGTTGCATTGCCTGCTGTTCTGCTGCCTTTTCTTCTGCCTTGAGGATGTCATCCATGAGAATGTCTTTCATGGGTGGCTCTAGGAGTTCAACAAGGCGGGACTTGCTGATTGCGCCTGCGTTGTAGAGGTTGAAGGTCAGTTCTCTCAGGTCTTCCATGAAGATCGGGGAGTTAGAGTGGGCATCGACCTTGACCACAAAATCGTCTGTGAATTGACTAGCAATAAACTTATTGCCATCAGTATCTGTATATACCGTGTCATCGTACACCTGCATCATCTTGAGGTAGAGGGTAGCAATCTTCTCTAGGCTGTCTTCTACGATCAACGCCCTGCGTTTGGCACGGGAGGAGCCAAGTCTAGCCAACTGGCTAGCATGGCCTTGGGAGCGAACACCTGTCTCACCGCGTCCAGACAGTACCGAGGTAATGCCAGAGGCTTCTGCAAACATTGCATCAATCTCGGCAATTTCTCGGAAGATGTCGTTAGGAATGTTTGGCGCAAACTCCTCGACTTTGGCGTTGGGCATATCTGTAGAGATAAAAGAACCTGCGCGGTTAAGGGCAAAGTTCTTCTCATCCAGAATGCCGGTAAAGCCCATGACGGCTTTAGGAGGCGAAACCTGCTTGTCTAGCAGCTCAAGGATTTGGCTAACGCGCTTGTTCCGCATCTCTTGGAGGAATACAAGACGTTGTGTTTCTGACTGACCCCAGTAGTAGTCATACTGTGGGGACGGGCAGATTTGTACGAACGGTTGTTCGCCTTCTAAGAAGAGGCTCTTAGAGGGGCGGTCATAGATGACTACCCGTGGCTCTGCTACTGTGACACACACATAGTCATTGAGTTCATCGTCAAATAGCCAGAGTTCGTACATCTTGACGGTAGGCTCGCCGATGCGTGGGACATAGTTCTGGCTTCCAGCCAGGTTCATCTGGACATTGCCGTAGATCGTAGGATCAATGGCTGATGTCACTAGACGCTCTACGCCTTCAGGGTATTTCTTAGTTTCTTGTTCTGCCGTGGCGATCTGACTGATGATCTCATCGCGCCTAGGGTGCGAGTACAGCCGAGAGTACAGTTCGCTCTTGGTCATGTAATACTCTTGCACCATTGCTTCTTGGCGGTCAGTGTAAGGGCTATCCTCCCGTAGTACACCGAACGCTTGAGGTTCGATCATGTACGGGTGTATGCCATTACGCCAGACAAGTTTAACAAATGTGGAGTTGTAGCAAAGTGACCAGTTCAGCGCCTGCCCGAATACTTGGTCTGCATTGGAGTTAAGCCAATAGTCGTGCAGACCTTTGGTGAGTGCCGGGATCATCTTATGAAATGATTTCGGTTGCGACGCACCAATGTTGATCGAGAATCGGGTGGTATCGGCTGAGTACATGAAGCTACTCAGTTGGTCGATGTGTGGATAAATCTTGTTGTAGTGGGCTGGCGCTTCATCCATGCCAGACCCAAACAGGTAATAGGAGCGCAGGGTGGAGTACATCGCTGTGCGCTCATTTTGGGAGACGAGACATTTCTCCATCATGTCGATGTAGAAGTCCTGCCTTGCAACTGGCTCTGTGGGGATTCTCATTGGCTTATCTTGAGGTTTTCGTGGTCAGCAATGTAGCTACCAACTTTCGGGCCGGAAA